TTTCACCTGTTTCCTTGCTGTAATATGTGCCACGGCGGTCAACTTGGTATTTCCAACTGTTGTCTGCTCGTACAATGACAAAGCCTTGTTTCGGTTGTGGCGGTGCATCTAAATAACTGCCTGCGGAAAGGCTTCCGCCCGCACTCACATATTCGGTAGCGCTATGGCTGTAAATGCCTTGGTTGTCAGTGCAATACACAATGATTTCACCACTTGTTTCGGCAAAGCCGTCTTGATTAAATGCTACTGTCATGTTGTACTCCTTACTCAGCTATGCAGATGAAGTTGAATGCAATGTTGCGTGGTCTAGTTTCCCCGCCCCCTGCGTTATTGATATAAATTGATACATCGGCGAAAGGTGTTTTCCCGTACTTCACATCTGATTCGTTTGCAACTTTGATGATTGCATCATTTTGTCTATCTGTCCGGAATACTGAATCGCCTACTGTCAGTTGGTCAATAATATTAGTTCTGTTTGATTCTGCTCTTTGATTCTGGCCAACATATCTGAACTTATGATTATGAGATCTGATCTCGTCATCTTGAGTAGATAATAACGCCCGACCACTATCAACACCACGTCCATTATCCAACCCACGAATAAATTCGCCACGCATATCAGGGAGTGTGCCTGATGGGTATTTCAACGCAAGCTTAGGATAGCGCGACTTGTCAAATTTTTGGCCGTTCATGGCTAAGCAACCTGTTGGGACGGTAGAGAGTGGATAAGGAATAGGGATACCAATAAATAAATCATGTAAGGCATTAAAATCAGTGGCGTTGGCTTTTTTACCTATTTCAGCAAGCAACGTCGATTTTAAATTTGCATCACCTGCCAACGCACGGGCTAATTCTTCCAACGTGTCCAATGCTGCTGGGGCTGAACCTACCAATGCGGCGATTGCGTTTTTCACAAATGCGGTTGTGGCGATTTGTGTGCTGTTCGCGCCTGAATTAGCTGTGGGGGCGGTTGGGACGCCTGTGAACTCTGGGCTAGCTTTGGGCGCGTAGCCTGTGCGGTCTTGGTTAATGGCGTCCACTTGACCTTTTAAATATTTGGTTCGGTTGGCGAGTTGTTTAGCTTGCACGTTAATTACGCCAAGTTCGCCACCCAATACCTTGTCTTGTTTTTCAATGAGATAGACATCATCTTCCCATTGTGGTTGTTCGGTAATTTTCCCCATTTATACTTCTCCAAAAGTAAAGTTTCCGTCGAAATTGATTTCGCCATCCCAACGATGACCGGCCCTTGTAAAATTAAACGCAACCAAATGACAACGTGCAGGGGCATTTTCATTTAAAATCCGCCGCACTTGTTTTGATTCTTCAATGGTAATTGGCTGATGTAACACAATTTTGTATTCTGCCCAGTGCATTCCTTCATGCTCAAAGGTGTCTGACCCATCAAAACTTAGTTCACCATTCCATGTTTTAAGTGATTGATTTTCGATAATATCCACTTCGCCATAACCCACTGACTTCATCACTCGGCGAATGGCTGAAATTGTTCCTTTATGTTTATGAACGTGAATGCTATTTAAAATGGCTTGCCGTTTATTCTCTTCACTCCAGTCATCGTCCCATTCATCAATTGAGAGTGACCAAGCAAGCCACGGCAATAAATTCACGGGGCAATGGTTAGCGCTCCATAAAATGCGAATAGGTACTGGAATTTCAGAAATGGCAGAAAACGTATTAGATAATTTTTTTTCTAGCTTACTTGATCCTGTTGGCAATAGATAACTATTCATCTCTACCGCCTAAACTAACTTGAATTTGTGTGCAATATGCCGCTTGGTGTGACTGTACTATTAAATCATCCATCGGTTTAGTTAGTTTAACGTTCTGCACACCTTCTTGATGTAGTGCGGCATAGATGCCTGATCGAGTAATATCAATGCCAAGTGAGTGTTGCTTATTTACATAACTTGCAATGGCTTGGTTGACATTTCCCATTACAACGCTTTCTAATACTGATGGATAAAGTGTAATGGTTGCTTGGATTTCATAAGTTAAAATTACTGCACTTTCGACTAATACTGTATCGGTTAAAGGGCGGATATGCTCTGCATTCAACTGTTCTTTTACCTCTTTAATTAAATCTCCATCTGCTGTTCCTTGTCCTTCTGTTGACAATATAGCGACCTTCACCGTGCCAGCGGTTGGGCTTGTCACATCAACATCTTTTATTTTTGCCGATGTAGATAGTGCATGGAATTCATAGCTTGCACGACTGCCAGCTGTGGTTAATCCTTCTAATGACATTTGAATGCGTGTTCGAAAGCGTTCATCATCTTCATATTTTGCTGGAGAAGGTGGATTGTTTTTTAAATCTTCGGCTTGAATAATTAATCGAGTGACGCCAAATAATGCACCTAATTGATCTAAATCTGAGCCAGTCGCATAGACAAGCATTACGGCTTTGGCAGATTCATTAATATTTGTTCTTAGCAAGAGTTCTAGATAAGCATTTTCTTCTAGCAATTTGACTACTGGCTCGCTCTCCAATTGTAAGCGAGCTTGCCAATGTTGCCGCATCTCATCACTTTCTTGTAATGACAGAAACTTTTCTTTTCTCTGCGTCAGTAAGGTTTCATAACTGAGTTCCTGCACAACTTTTGGTGCTGGTAGTTTTTTTAAATCAACTAATTCGCTCATTCTTACCGCCTAGCCATACATCATCATAATTGATGACGTTGTTTTGATTTTTTGTTCTGCCCACAATGGAGCAAGTTATGCCGTTTTCTGTAAGTTGTGGTTTAAATTGGCTAATCGTCACGCGTGGTTCCCATTTGTGCAATGCCATCACCGCACTTGCGGCAAGTTGGAGCAACAAAGCGTGGTTCATTGGTCTGTCAATGAGTTCCGGAATACGACTGCCATAATCTCGGCGTTGTAAACGTGATCCGATTGGTGTCAATAAAATGTCTGCGATTGACTGTTTGATGTGTTCCGTTTCGCTTGTGATTTTCTCGCCTGTAAATCGATTCATTATTCAGGCTCTCCAGTTTTATCTTTACCTTTCGACACATCTTTGTGTTTATGTGTCATCTGACTGATTCCGCCCGCAATCATGTCGTCTGTTGATGTCACTTTGCCGTCAATATTCACATTGCCTTTAATGTTGACAGTGGGGCAGTCAATATTGATTTGATTGGCGGCGGTGATATTGGCGGTTTTTATTCCTGTCACAACCAAATCGCCATTTGCTTGGTTGTAGGTAATTTTTGCGCCATCGGCAAATTCGATCACGTGTTCATCGGCTGAATGACTTGGACTGTTTTGAGTGTAAAGCCCTGTGATGATGCACGCTGTTGTCAGTTCACCACTTGCCGCCAAGATGACGCATTGTTCACCTTGTGTTGGCGGCGACCATGTCTTTGTCGTACCTGACCGTAATGTGGTGAAGGGGATGAAATCCGTTAATATTTCACCGCACTTTACCCGTGCTTTTGCTTGTGCATAATCGACTTCGGCAATTAAGCCAAAGCGGATAATGCTTTCAATTCTGCGGTTGTTATCGGCTGACATGGGCGGATTTCTACTTGTAATAATTGCCCCTATTTTTGGTGAGTTTGTTTAATTTTGCGAGTGTGGGGAAGTGTGAAAAAGGTGGTAACAAAAAAGGGCTTTCGCCCTTTTGTTTTTATGCCCGATCTGTCATTCGACTTCGCATTCTTGCTTGTTGTTGTCGGTTGATTCGTTCAAGCTCTGCGGCGACAAGTTGGGCGATTTGTCGTTCATTTTGCCCTGCTTGTGCATTAATGGTGATATTGACCGCCATTGGTTGCATGGTTTGGCTGATGCTTGGTCGTGCTGAAATCGGCGGTCTGTTATCCACCTGAATTGGTGCGGCTGTGGCAAGTCCGATACCTAAACCGCCCGCAATTAAGGCTTGTTTTCCGTAATTTAAGGCGTTCAGCGTGGCGATGCCTAGACGGTTTGTAGCTTCTTTTGTCATGACATATTCACCACCGTGAACAATGCCCATCGGTTGGTATTTGCCGCCATTTCCGGTGTAACCGCCTGAAGAGAATTTTCCCATTGTTCCAATTGCAGTATAGGCGACATTGTCTGCCACGCCGTTGATGTTGCCGCGTCCTGCATTTGTTTTAATTTGGTTTATGGTGCTTTCTGCTTCGGTAGAAAAACCTAGCTTTTCTTTTATCCAATTTACGGTATTCATTATGCCTGTTTTGATTGTGTCAAAAGTATTAAAAATACCATCCCCAAGGGCTGACATGATTTTAGAACCGAATGCAGAAAAACTATTTGGCAAATCTACGCCGAACCAAGCCATCACTTGTGCAAATACTTTATAAAACAACCCAAGCGGATCCCAACTTGAAATAGTCGCGGTAATTTTCTCAATCCCTGACGCAAAAAAAACTTTAATGTTTTCCCATCCAGTATTGAATAATTCACACACCCAGTTCCAACCTGTGGCAAATGCTTCTTTTACAACATCCCAGTTTTTAACAAGTAATACTATTGCGGCAATTACGGCGGCGATTCCAGCAACAATCCATGTTAGCGGATTTGTTAATAATGCCGCACTGAAAGCGAGTATGTTTGGAATAATGCCTATAATTGTTTTACCCAGTGAACCTAAAAATAAAGCAGTTCTACCAATAGGAAAGAGTAGGAAGCTAAATGCAGAAGCGAGCGCACCTGTGATACCCACGACGGCAGTTAAAAACACGGCGATTTTCATTAATGTTCCTGTTAGCTCTGGATTTGCTTTAACCCAGTTCTTCACTTTTTCTGTGATTTCCCCTAACTCTGTAGATAATTGTTTTAATTGTGGGGCTATGGTTGCGCCTATTTCTGCGAGTAAATTCGTGAAAGTCCCTGTTGTGGCTTCCCAAATATTGGTTAGCGTACCTAATTGTTCATCTACTCGTTTACGTAAATCGGCTTGTTTTTCCATTTTCGCGGCGAATTCTTCATACCCCGCTTTGCCTTTTTCAATAAGCGTAGATACCACCTGATTGACTTCTGCATCATTACCAAATACGCCTTCAATCACTTTTATGCGTTCTGCAGTATCTAATTTTTTAAGTTTACTTAATTCACTAAATAACTTATCAAATCCACCGAATTCACCTTTCCCATTGGTAAAATCAAGATTGATATTTGATCTTAGAAGCCCTTTTTTTCTAAGCTTATTTAATGTGGCCTGAATATCGCCATATTTCATCCCTTTTTGTAACACTTTACGCATGGCGTTACCTGATGCTGAACCGTCCATTCCTGCTTGGTCGAACATAGCAACAAATGGTGCGAGTGCTTTTGCTCCGTCCAAGCCTTTCATTTTAATGGTGTCCATGGCTGAACCAAGATTTTTAAAAGCACCTAGCATATTGGTTGGGTCAACGCCTGCATAAAAGCCTTTTTGGATGACATCCATTAAGCCCATCATGTCTTTTTCAGTGGTGCGTGTGGCGTCTTGCATTTTGGCGGCAAATTCTGCGGCTTGTTTTGGTTGCATTTCAAGTTGTACCGATAGATACGCTGCCGCTTCACCTGTGCCGCCTAAAATCGTTTCCGCACTCATGCCTTGTCTAACGAGCATTGTCATTAAATCTTGGAAATCGGCGGTTGTACCCGGCAATTTATCCCCAAGATTTGTGGCAAGTTTGTTGATTTTTTCAAAATTAGACGAGACTTTCCCATCTTTATCCATCATTGCCACTCTGAGATTGGTTGCGGCAACTTCGGCTTGTGCAAATGCTGCCACAGGTTTGATTACCTGTTCTTTCATCATGGCGTGGGTTGCTAATGCTCTTCCGCCGATGTTGGCATATTGTTCGGCTTTTGTTCTCAACCCATCTACACGTTGTGTATAGCTGTTTTTCTGCCGTGCTTTTTCATTTAGTCTCGATAGTTTATTTCTTTGTTGGTCGATCTCTTTATTTGCGCCTTTCATTTGATTTTGTAAATCTCTTTGGCGTTGCCCTAGTGTGGCGGCGCTTATCCCATTGCGACTAAATTCTGCACGAGTATTTTTTAATTTTGAGATCATTTTTGCCTGTTCAGTTTGTAACTTAGTGACATTCTTTTTGGCTTCATTAAGTTTGTTACTAAATCCCGCTGTAGGTTTAGGCATCGTTTTTAAAGCAGATTCCATTCTGCGCACTTCTGCATAAGCTTTAGATAAAGCTTGCGTGTTTTCGTTAAGCTTTGCTTTTAATGGATTTAATGTCTCTCTATATTTTTTTATTTGAAGTTCATTTTGATTATATTCTTTAGATAGAGATCTTAATTTTGTTTTATTTTCATTTAGAACGTTTGAAAGTTGTTTTGTTGCTTTTTGTGCAGATTTGAATGGTCCAGTTAATTTATCCATTGCGGATAATAACACTTGAATTTTTAAATCTTTGCTCATATTATTTACCTATAAAGTAATACAAATAAGGGGTGAATGATGGAACGTGCAATAGATTGGGTTTTATTCATTGGTATTTTTATTGTTTTCCCAACGTTGGCTTATCAAATTCATGCAGAATTGCCTGATATTAGTTGGTACACTATTGCTTTATTCTCGTTTATTGGGTCAGGATTGATTTGTGCAATTTTCGTCACTCCGCTTGTCGCGATTATTGGCGGCATCTTTGGTATGTTTACCCGCCATTAGAGACTACCTTCTGCAATCGCTTTAATCACAAATCTTTCAATCATTTCAATATCTTCTTCGCTAAAGCCCAGTAATTCCCGCTGGGCATATTTCACTTTGAAATCCTTATATTTAGATGGACTGCTATATAATCCATATTGGTGAACATTTGCAATTGCTGCATCCCCGCCATAAAAACCAAGTGAAATACCTTCTTGTTCATATCTAAGTTTTAAATGGGATGGTGAGACTATTTTTTTGAACATCAGCTGATTTTTTATTCTGCCTTTCTTTTTGCTGAATTGTTTTCTTTTTTTGCGCGGTTCAAATGGTGTTCCATCTGGGTTTTGTTGTGCTTTAATTCTTCTACGCTGATTTCTCGCTAATTCCCGCCCGATTTGTTGATAGAGTAAACGTCTCCGTGGTTTACTGATATTTTTTAATAAATCTGTAAATGCGAGTTTTACTTGCTCAATCCCATCACTCATTTTTATTTTTCACTTTTAAAAATTAAATTTTCATCCGTAATTTCGCCTAAGTAGATACTTAGTTTCCCTAATGTTTCCCATTCCGGTGCGGTTGGCTCGGTGGCGTAAGTCATCTGCACGTTTTCGCCCACTTGTTTTGCCACAACTCGTTCGGTAAGTTGGATTTCAAAAGATACGTCCGCCGTGTTGTTATTGTTGTAATCCATTTGAAATTTAAAGGCGTTTTCACGGCGTTGCGGATTTTCAAATAGTTCAGGTTGGTTTTTCCGTAAATACGCATTAATTGGCACGATGAGGCTTGCAATATCAAAGGCAAAATCGGTGATGATGATGTTGAGCGTGTAACGATACTCAAAACTTAGTGATGTGCTGCCAGTTGCAACAACTTGACCGCCGTCAACATAAAGCTGTAAGCGGTCAGGATTTTTCACAAAGTCTTGATGGCTTTGTTCAAGGATTTTGCGTAGTTGGTTTGGCTTTTTCATTTTCTGAAATTCCGTTGTTGCATTTCGTATTTTTGCTGACAATCCACGCAACGGGTTACGCCTTGAATTAATTGGCGGCGTTTTTCAGGAATGGGGATGTCGCAATCTTCGCAATAAAACGCACTGATTGCTTTAAAAGTGCGGTGTTTTTGTAACGCAATATCACGTGTCATTTGTTCGAGTTCTTGCGCACGGTCAAATTGATCGGTCATTGTTTTTCCTGTTTATTAAATTCATCAATGCATTTCTTTAATGCTTGATTTTCAACAATGC